AAGGCAATCAAGATAAGAACAATGCACCAGTCATAAACTTCTTTGCATCACCTCAGCAGATTCACGAGATGGAAGAAACCATAGACATTGACTCTGAGGAAGTTGATGTTGAAAGACTAAACGAAGGTACAGAAGAAGATTAGTTATGAAAAGAATGTTCGTATATAAAACAACAGACACAAGAAACGGAAACTATTACATAGGACAGCACAATGGATATTTTGATGATGATTACTATGGTAGTGGAAATTTTATACTGTCACTAACTAAGTATGAAGTTGAAAACTATCTAACAAGGGAGATTCTTGGTTATGCTGAAAATAAAAAGCAACTTGATCTTCTTGAATCTGTTTACATAAGAACAAACTATGATGACAACAAGTGTCAAAATGTAGCTAAAGGAAAAAGACTCAATGAGATTAACGTAAGCATAGATAACAACTGGAGTAATAGTATAAAGACTTCATATGTAAATTCTTCTTCTTACAGCCTTGAAAAAAGATTGAGTGAACTTGAGTCAAGAATAAATAAGATTGAAGCATCTAAAGTTATTCCTAAAGAAAGCAACGAAAGCTTTTTGCTTAATAGCTTATCTGATAACTTCACAAGGCAAGATGTTAACGATGTATATAACGATAACAACAGACCAAGCGATAAAACTATATCAAACAAACTTAAGAGTTTAATAAACTCTGGACACATCTACAGAGTTTCAAATGGAGTTTACAAAAAGAATAGAACTCCTGTGCTTTCAAGGCGATTGCAATCTATGCTTTACGAAGAGTAAAAAACAGATTGGTATATTTTCAGTTATCTTAGTATGACTGAAACACAAGAAGTTAAGATTCACGAGAAGTATATTCCACTATGGCAAAGCGATAGTAGATACTATGTAATTACAGGAGGTCGTGGATCTGGTAAATCATTTGGAGTAGCTGTATTTTTATTAAACTTAACCTATGAGAGAGGACATAAAGTCCTCTTCTCTCGTTATACAATGCTGTCAGCACAGACATCTATTATCCCAGAATTTATTGAGAAGATAGAAATGATGGGAGTCTCTGACCAATTTAGAATAACCAAAGATGAGATTATAAATCTGACCACAGGAAGCTCTATAATGTTTAAGGGGATAAGAACTTCATCTGGTAACCAGACAGCAGCTCTAAAGTCCTTAAATGGTGTTACAACCTTTGTGTTGGATGAAGCAGAAGAGCTTGTAGATGAAGATGTCTTTGACAAGATTGACTTCTCAGTCAGATCACAAGAGAAGCAGAACCGATGTGTTCTGATTCTTAACCCAACCACTAAAGAGCATTGGATATATCAAAGGTTCTTCCAGACAAGTGGTATTCCAGATGGCTTTAATGGAGTGGAGAAAGATATTACTTATATACATACTGACTACAGAGACAACAAGTCTAACCTATCTAAATCATTCTTAGACCAAGTCTATGATATGAAAGCAAGAAGGCCTGATAAGTATGTACACCAGATCCTTGGAGGATGGCTTGCTAAGGCAGAAGGTACAATCATTAAGAACTGGAGAGTAGGAGACTACATACAGACAGAGAAGACTGTCTATTGCCAGGATTTTGGATTCTCAACAGATTTAACGACGCTTTTGAAAATTTCAGTAGATAAAGAATTAAGAAAGCTGTATGTTAAGGAGATATATGGCAAACCTGGGCTATCTACATCAGAAATAGCATTTAAGAACAAACAAGAGTGCGGTACAGACTTAATCATATGTGATAACTCAGAGCCAAGGCTCATAAATGAGCTGAAGGCTCTTGACCTAAACATAAAGCCTACTATAAAGAAACAAGGTAGTATTCTAAGTGGTATTGCACTTATGCAAGACTATGAGATGATAGTAGACAGACAAAGCCACGGAGTAATGAGGGAGCTTAATAACTATGTATGGCAAGAAAGAAATGAGAAGCCAATAGATAAGTTCAATCACTACATTGATGCGATTAGATATGGCTTACAATATTTAGTACAAGGAATTAATTCTGGTAAATATGTTGTGAGATAAAAAAAATATTTTCCGTAGAAATTTATTTTCCGTAGCTCTTAAACATAGTAGGGGTCTGGCATCAAGCCAGGCCCTTTTTAGTTACTCTTAAACATAGTAGGGGTGAAATGGCACTCTTAAACATAGTACCCCCTTAAACATAGTACCCCTATTTTCTTATTTGGAATGGTTCTAAATAGCTTATTTAGACCGATCCTAAATTAGGGCTTAGGCTTGCATATCTAAAATAAAATGCTTATTCGCGTGCGTGCGTTCCTATTATTACAAATTTGCTAATAAAAATATTCGGATCTGAACAAAAAAAGTTGATTTTTTGCTTGTGTATTAAAAAATTTACTATATTCGTAGTGTATTAATCATTAAACAATAACAAAATGAAAAATTTACTTAACTCGCTTTTGACACCTACGGTATTAATTATTTGCACTACTGTGCAATTAACTTTGTTAGAACTAACACAAAGGCAAAGCGAAGCGGCTTTAATTCTTTGTGGGCTTTTCAGTCTTTACACTTTTATAGATGTTTACGCTTCATTAACTACAAAAGACAATTAATATGAAAAAAGAAAATAAAAGAACGTTTGACTATTTTTTTGACTTACTTGAAAAATATGACAACGATGAAATTAACAAACAACAGTTTGTTGACTTATTTGAAAATCAATTAAAAAATAAATAATATGGGCAAAGCAGTAACACAATTAAAAAAACTATCTTTAAAAGATAGGTTAAGAATATCAAAATCCAATAAGGATTTTGTTGTAATTGACAGCGATCTGAATTACATCCTTACAAATGACCTTGAAAGATTTAAAAACATCTACATAAAAGAAAATGGCAATTTTGCCGTAATTAGTGCAATTAAAAACGAACTATAAAAATGGGAACACTACTTAGCAAGGGAACAACAAACGCAAAAACAAAAAAGAATAAATTAGAGACTTTTATTTTGTATTTAAGTCCTTACAATTTAAATAGTATGGGATTTAATATTTGCCCAAGTGCATCCCCTGAATGTGCAAAAGACTGTCTTTTTTATGCGGGAATGGGTTCATTTTCAAACGTACAAAAAGCAAGGCAAAACAAAACAGAATTCTTTTTAAAGGACAAAAAAGCCTTTATGCTTTCATTATCAAATGAAATTATGAAACAATACATTAAGGCAAAGAAACAAGAAAAGCAAATAGCTTTTCGCTTGAATGGAACAAGCGACATTGATTTTGTTTACTTGCTTAAAAAATATGCCAATTTAGACATTGAGACATTAAAAGATTATGCAGTCTTTTATGATTATTCAAAAGTGCTTTCAAGGGCTATAAGATATAAAGACCACAAAAACTATTTTGTTACCTTTTCAAGGTCTGAAATTAATGACAATGAAGTTAACGAAGCGATAAAGCAAAAAATTAATGTCGCAGTTGTATTTAAGGGAGACTTTCCTAAAAAGTATAAAGGTGTAAAAGTAATTGACTCAGATGCATCAGATTTGCTCACTATTTACAACAAAGGTGTTATTCTGGGACTGCAAGCAAAAGGAAGTCTAAGAAAAAGCAAAGGTACTTTTGCAATTAACACGGAATTACCTTTTTAATTAACTTAAATAATATAATTATGCAAATAATAGAAACAGAAAGAGCAAGCACAAGAATAGACAATAGCATCCAAATAGGATACATTTTAAACAGTACCCTTACAAAGGAATACAACGCGACTATAATTAAATACCCTTATTATAGATATATTGCAGTCACTCAGGGACAAACAAAGGAGCAAATAATAGAAAAAGCAATAGCAGTCTATAAACAATTATAAACTTTAAAATAAAAATATTATGAAAGATTTAAACCAAGTACAAAAAGCCTTAGAAGCAAAAGCAAAAAATGAACTTACAGAAGTAGTCAATTCATTTATTCAAGACCTTGACTCATTACAAAATAAATACAATGGAAGTTCTTTCTTTTATTTAGAAGAGCTCCCAGAAAGGGCAAGTGAATGCAAAAGAATAATGTGTGACAAAAACAAATTTAAGCACATTCTTATTAATTCCTTAATTGAAAAGCATTTGGAATATATAGTAAAACACAAGACAAAAGAATTACTGAACAAATTAGAATTAATTTAAATAAATAAGATATGACACCATATGAAACAATATTAGAAAATATTCCTTTTATAAGTGAATACCAACAAAAAAGTCTCGCAATTATATTAATGAACTTTACACTAAATGAGCACCAAGTAGACCTAACCCATAATGAATATAAAACCTTTGTAAAGGACTATATTAACGATGACTTATATAATAGTTAAACAGCTTTAAAATACCTCAATACAGCCCCTTAATAGGGGCTTTTTTTATGCTTCAGATCTGAATATCTTTTTTTGTAACTGCTTGAAAAATAAAGGGAGTAGATTGTAGAATGTTAGGTAACTCTTTTAAACCCCTTTAAACCCCGTTTAAGCCATTATATCTATTGCCTAATGGTTTACAACCTGGCTCAGAGTAAATGCGTTAAATGGACGTAAAATGAATGGTTGGCTCCCTTATTACCTCAATTAAATGAATTCAACCCCTTTTGAAATAGTCAAATATCTTTTTGTTTTAAATCGGTTAGGTGGGTCAGGAAATTATATTGAAATTGGGTTTGTACTTGCAGACAGAAGCAAGCCCTTTAAGGGCTTGCCCTTACTAATATACAGAAGGAATGGAGAGATGCACCCCCTATAACCTTAAATAATTAGATAAATGCTGGTTAAGTTGAATATTACTGGGGTGCTACAAAGGTTATGA